CAAGTGGCCGGTAGTGTCCCTGCCTAATGGCGCACAGTCTGCCGCGAAGGCAATAAAAGATGAGCTGGACTGGCTGATGAAGTTCGACAACATCGTGCTGATGTTTGACAACGACGACGCAGGCAAGGAAGCAACGGAGACCGTGTGCCACCTGCTGCCCCCGGGCAAGGTGAAGGTAGCCCAGCTGCCACTGAAAGATGCCAACGAGATGCTGAAGGAGGGCAGGGGTGGCGAAGTGGTCGAGGCTTTCTGGAATGCCAAGGTGTATCGGCCCGATGGGATCCTGAGTGTATCCGACCTGATGGAGGACGCACTCAAACCTATTGAGATGGGCATACCGTGGCCTTGGAAGGAGCTGACTGATGTTACTTACGGAAGAAGAGATGGCGAAGTGTATGCGATTGGGGCTGGGACTGGCGTTGGTAAGACGGACTTCTTCACGCAGTGTATCACATACGACGCAGAGGAACTCAACGTTAAATGTGGCGTTCTGTACCTCGAACAGCCTCCAGTGGAAACGCTACGACGGATTGCCGGAAAGCTGGCGGGGAAGAAGTTTCACCTACCTGATGGAGGATGGACGGAAAGTGAATATCAAGCTGCGCTGAAGCGGCTGGATGAGCACGACAACATTCACTTCTACAACCACTTCGGTGTTAGTGACTGGGAAATTATCCGGGCACGCATCCGGTACATGGTTGTGTCCATGGAGTGTAAGCACATCTACCTCGATCACCTGACTGCACTCGCAGCCGGGGCAGATGACGAGCGCAAAGCACTCGAGCAAATAATGGCTGACCTAGCTGGCGACGCGCAGGAGATGGGCCACAAGTTGCACTTCGTCTCTCACCTTGCGACACCGGAGGGCAAGCCACATGAGGAGGGGGGTCGCGTTATGATTCGCCACTACAAAGGGTCCCGTGCCATCGGGTATTGGAGTCATTTTATGTTCGGCCTAGAGCGCGAACAACAGACTGATGACCCGGCGTTGAAGAACGTCTCCACCTTCCGCGTACTAAAGGACCGGTATTCCGGCCAGTCTACGGGCTTCACTATGGGCCTGCGGTATGACCACGAGACCGGGTTGTTATCATCTTGTCCTGCCCCGGAAGCCAAGCCGAAGACCGGCAAGGACTACGGGTTCAAAGACGAGTCAAGCACCGGCGGCGAATTCTAACCAATGGAGTACAGACATGAAGACGTACCTATACGCACATGTTAATCCTGAAACGGCACATCTCGTCTACATCGGCATCGGTGTTGGCGAGAGAGCTGCCACCACACACAGACGCAGTAAGCCCCACGCAAAGTTCCTAACGAACCTGCAGGAGATGGGGTACACACCCTTTGACTACACTGTCGTCCTTGCACAAGGGCTGTCCTGTCGTGAGGCGAGGGCACTAGAGAGCTCACTGATTACACGGCTGGCACCCATGTTCAACCAGATGGGACTCTCTGCCGCCAATGCGGGACGAGGCGTGGACAACCACAATGCCGTCCTAACCCCAGACACCATTCGGGAAATCCGTACACGTCACAAGGCTGGCGGCATATCCATCCGCGCTCTTGGTCGTGAGTACGGAGTTGCCTACACGACAGCCCGGAAGGTAGTCAAGGGGCTGGCTTGGACACACATCAACGAGGACTGACTAATGCACTTACGAATCATACCGGGCTATTTCAGTATAGCCTTTGGTAACTTCACGGAAGACCTGTTCCCATTTTACGAGCCCAAGCTGGCATCCGCGACCGGCGTACTCACTGATGGTGACATCGATGCTGGTGTTGTCATTGTGGGCTTCCTGCTCATGAACTGGGGCATCTCATTCGGCGTCAGCTGGACTGGGAACATCAGCCAATGAGCGCCGAAGACAATCAGTACGGTCCTACCTTACGGACCTCACGTGAGATTCACGCAATGAAGTACCGGAGTGAGGGGGAGAGTTTCAGTGAGGCATGTGCGCGCTTTGCACATACGCTTGCGGACTCACCATCTCACTTCCGGGAGATTTACCGCATCCTGCTAGAGCAAAGGTTTCTCGGAGGCGGACGCACACAAGCAGCCATCGGCGCAACCAGACGAGTGACGGCATTCAACTGCTTTGTATCTGGCACCATTGAGGATTCGATGGATGACATCATGGACAAGGCGAAAGAAGCTGCCAATACCATGCGCCTTGGTGGTGGTATCGGTTACGACTTCTCTACTCTGCGCCCTCGTGGTGACACCATTGTTTCTCTCGACAGCCGCTCGAGTGGGCCTGTGTCCTTCATGCAGATATTTGATGCAGTGTGCCACACCATCTCAAGTGCCGGTCATAGGCGCGGCGCACAGATGGGTGTGCTCAGAGTCGATCACCCCGACATCGAAGAGTTCGTCCGAGCCAAGCAGAACGAAGATAGATTCCGGGCCTTCAACATTTCAGTCGGAGTTACCGACGACTTTATGCGAGCAGTGCGAAACGGCACAGACTTCGCCTTGCAGTTCGAGGGAAGAGTGTATAAACGCATTGACGCCCGGGCACTCTGCGAAGAGATAATGCGCAGCACATGGGAGTGGGCCGAGCCTGGCGTGCTCTTCATTGACCGCATCAACGAGATGAATAACCTGTACTACTGCGAGGACATCGCAGCTACCAACCCCTGTGGCGAACAGCCACTGCCGCCATACGGTGCGTGCCTGCTTGGCTCGTTCAACCTAGTCAAGTACCTGAAGGAGACAGACGATGGTATTGAATTTGACCTCAAGCAAATCGCTGACGACATACCAAGTGTTGTGCGTGCGATGGACAACATTCACGACAGCACTTTCTTTCCTCTGGAAGCACAGGCACAAGAAAGTCGCGAGAAGCGTCGCATGGGCCTTGGTGTTACAGGCGTGGCGAATGCCGGTGAATGTCTCGGTTACGAATATGGTAGCGAAGAGTTCCTAAGCTGGCTCGCATCCACGCTGGAAGTGATACGTGACGGTGTATATGACGCAAGTGTTACGTTAGCTCGGGAGAAGGGAGCATTCCCTGCGTATGAGGCGCAGTACCTCAAGGCTCCGTTCATCAAGACACTGCCGGAACGCATCCGGCGAAGGATGAAGAAGTATGGCATACGTAACTCCCACTTACTCAGTATTGCCCCAACCGGCACCATCTCACTATCCGCTGACAACGTATCTTCCGGTATTGAGCCTGTGTTTTCACACTTCTACGACCGCACTATTCAAACTTATGATGGTGCGGTGGTTGAGCGAGTCACCGATTGGGCATACAGAGAGCATGGAGTAAAAGGCAAGACTGCAACAGAGTGTACGGCTTTCGAGCACCTCAATGTTCTCACTTGTGCACAGAAGTATGTGGACAGTGCATGCAGTAAGACCATTAACGTCGACCCGAAGATACCGTGGGAAGACTTCAAGGAAATCTACCTGCGTGCGTGGGAGGATGGTGCCAAGGGTTGCACAACTTTCAATCCAGAAGGCAAGCGATTCGGAATCCTCAACGAAGTGAAAGAGGAAGAGCCGGAAGCTGAAGCATGCTACATCGACCCGGCAACCGGGAAGAAAAGCTGCGAGTAGTTTACCTCGGTTGGGTAATCCAACGGAGTGTGGGTGGGCTGGGCTGTGTCCCTCTGCCGCGACCCACACCTATTTAACACAGGAGATAGACATGCTGCCACACCAGCGACGCTATGTGTTCGACATTGAGACGAACGCTGTTAACTTCAACGACCTGCCAGGTTCACTGACAGACATCACTTGCCTTGTCGTCATCGACAGGGATCGCAATCACGAGTACAGGTTCTCTGACAACAAAGCACTGGGACACCAAGGCACTATTGAGCAGGGCGTAAGGTTCCTGCAGCATGAGAGTGACAACGGCTGGGCCATTGGTGGACAGAACGTCCACGGCTTCGACGTACCCTGCCTGCAGATTATGTTCCCTTGGTTCCGGCCCAACCGCAACCTCGTGTTCGACTCCAAGGTAGAGAGCGAGATGTGGTATCCGTCCAAGGAGCTGAGGCATGCCGACTTTGCAAAGGTGCGTAAGGTTGGCAAGGACAAGTGGATCACTCCGTACCTGTACGGCAGGCACTCACTGGAAGCATGGGGTGCCAGACTGAACTGCCCGAAGGATGACTTCAGCAAACGCATGAAGGCGCTCGGGCTGGATCCATGGGGTAACGACCTTCCACCGAAGTATGCACAAGAGAGGATGGATTACTGTGCGCAAGACGTCCGCACCAACATTAAGCTGTTCGACTTTCTCGAGAAGAAGTTTGACTATGACGCAGCTGCGCTCGGAGTCTGGATGGAGAATCGTGTCGCGCCTATCTTACATCGCCAGCACCAGTGGGGTGTACAGTTCAACGAAGACAAGGCGCGGAAGCTCCACGTCAAACTTGTAAAGCGTCAGGAAGAACTGACCAACGAACTCCGTGACAAGTACTTCCCTCCCTTCTACGTCCGCAATGGGAAACGTGCAGTCCCGAAGAAGACCCTGAACTACAAGGACCCTGTTCGCCCTGACCTGACTGAAGGGGCCGTGTACGACCGGGTCAAGCAGGTGATGTTCAATCCCGGGTCCGGGCAGCACATCGCACGCATGCTCATCGAGAAGTACAACTGGAAGCCTACGGCAATGACGCCAACCGGTGAGCCGAAGTGTGACGAAGACACCCTGTCTACGCTGACATATCCGTGCATCCCTTTGCTGTTGGAAGTGATGATGGTCATGAAGCGTATCGGGCAGGTTGCCACTGGTGACCAAGCGTGGCTGAAGAAGGTACGCAACGGTCGCATTCACCACACCGTCAAGCAGAATGGAACCCGCACTACTCGTGCCAGCCACACAGAACCAAATCTCGGGCAAGTCCCGAAGGTCAAGGTGGCGTATGGCCCTGAGTGTCGCGAATTGTTCGAGGCCAGCGAGGGAAGAGAAATCGTTGGCTGCGACCAGAGTGGCATCGAGCTTCGTGCTCTTGGCCATTATCTAGCTCGCTATGATGGTGGTGCCTACGCACGCGAGGCTGTTGAAGGTGACGTACATGAGAGGGCTCGCGAAGCTATCGAGTTCAACTCACGCGACAACACCAAGACAGCTGAGTACTCGTTCTTGTATGGCGCGCAGAATCCCAACCTCGGTAAGACAACCTTCGATGACATGACTGATGCTCAGAAGAAAGAGCTGGGTCGTGTAACTGACAAGACAATCTCCGGGCTGGGTGCTGCAACCCGTCGCAAGCTGGAGCGTGGCATCAAGGGCCTCGAGCCTTTAGTGAAGGCAGTGGGTAAAGCCTACAAGCGTGGATGGATGCGTGCCCTGGACGGCAGGAAGATTGCTGTCCCGTCAAAGCACTCCGCACTCAACACATTACTGCAGCACCTTGGCGGTGAGCTGTCGAAGCTATGGATGGTTATAGCGGAAGACCTGTTCATCGACGCTGAGCTGCAACCTGCGAACATGTGGTACATCGATGACCCTGACCTGTGGAAGGTCATTCAGATTCTTTGGGTCCATGACGAGCTGCAGGAAGACACCATTCCCGAGTATGCAGAGACTGTTGGTGCCCTGTTACAGGAAGCCGCCGCTCTCGCTGGTCGGGTATTTGAACTTCGCGTCCCGGTGGATAGCGAATACAAGATAGGAGAGGATTGGAGTCAAACCCATTAACAGATATGGAAGCAGGTGATAAAGCAGCGGGGCGGTGGGGTGAAGCAATGGCAATAGCCTATTACACCCGATTAGGTTACCAAGTGTATTCATCATTTGGTAGCCACTGCCCCGATGACCTCGTCGTCATTAAGGATGGAGTAAGTCTGACGGTAGAGGCTCGAGTCATCACACCCACAAAGAATGGAACTGGTGACCTTTATAGTTGGCAAGCAAACATTAAGTATTCAAAGGCAGACATCATACTAGCAGTGCATCCTGACCAAGATACGGTATGGGAACTCCCCGGAGTCCTTTTATCACATCGAAAGTCAATGATCCTCGGCCCAACCGGTGAACGTCTGCGGGCTCGTACAACTGCTGCAAAGTTTGATCCCGATAAGTATCGAGTGGATGGAGGCATATACGGCATCCACGAACCCCGGAAATACAGGAGGTAGGTAATGGCATTCCCGATAGTACCAATCATCGGGCCGGTCCTTGGCATTGTCAGCGACTGGCTCGATGGACGACGCAAGCTGAAGCAAGCAAGGCTCGAAGGCGAGCTGAAGGTAACACAGGCAAAGACCGACGCAGCTGTCCGCATTGCGGAGACACAGCAGCAGATGGATGCCAACTGGAACAAGCTGAGCATTGAGAACTCGAGCTGGAAGGACGAATGGTTTGTCATCCTGCTGAGCATCCCGATGATCCTGTGCTTCATCCCCGGTGGAGCTGAACATGTACGTGCAGGCTTTGATGCACTCAGGGAGAGTACCCCAGAGTGGTATCAGTACGCCTTCCTTGTTGCGGTTGCTTCCAGCTTTGGCTTCAAGAAACTCACTGAACTAAGGAGAAAGCCATGAAGGCTGTGTACCGCAGTATTGCAGTGGTGAGGCAATGAGACGTGTCATTCTGCTCGACGCTGACATCCCCATCTTTCGTTACTCCGCTGTCAATCAACGTGACATCGTCTGGAGCGAAGGGGATGAGAGCGTTGCCGTTAACCCACCGTTCGAGATGGTTGCCGACCAGGTTGACGCTCACATCGAAGAGCTGGCCGACACGCTGGAAGCCGACCGCATCATCATCTGCCTGTCTGAACCCGTCCGGGAGAAGAACTGGCGGAAGGGCATCCTGCCTACCTACAAGGACAACCGCAAGGACACCAAGTCACCTGAGTACCGGCAGAAGCTGAGTGACTACCTCGAGGAACACTACGAGTGTTACAAGAAGCCGACGCTAGAGGGTGATGACGTCATGGGAATCCTCGCTACCAACCCCGACATCGTGAAGGGGAAGAAGGTCATCGTGTCACAGGACAAAGACATGAAGACCATCCCAACCCGCATCTTCAAGGGTAAGTCCGTCAACTGGCTGTTCAATCCTGACAAGGACAAGAAGCCCCGGAAGGTTACAGAGTCCTAGGCTGACTGGTTCTGGATGATGCAGACCCTGATGGGTGACACCACTGACGGCTACAGTGGGTGCCCGTGGGTTGGCGAGAAGAAGGCACGGGATGCTCTCGGTGAGCCGCAGGATGGGCACCTGTCTCTGTGGTGGGACTTGGTAGTCGACACCTATGAGAACGCCACCCGCAAGGGAGAGAACCTTGGGCTTGGCATTGAGGACGCACTGGTACAGGCGCGTGTCGCTCGTATCTGTCGGGCTGAAGACTACGACTTCAACAAACAGGAGGCAATACCATGGACACCTTAACCTACCCGTTCAAGTGGGTCGCTGCGTGGATCCTACGCAACGACCTGCAGCGCATGGAGCTGGAGCTACGCATCGCACGTCATCAGGCCAAGTACTGGCGACGTGAGTTTGACAAACAACAGACATTCCGCATCAAGGAGATGATGATATGAGTTTTGAAACTGACCACGTCCGTGAGGACTTCCGACCCTTTGTGGACTTCCACTGGCCTCGCTTCCTGTGGAACCTGAACCCACGCAACCTGTGGGCCGACGAACCAAACCCGTATGACCTGCCCAAGATGCGCGGAGCCCGCAGTGACCTAGGCCACAGCTACGTCAACCTGTTCGTTGAAGGCTGGCGTGCTTCTGCCTATCTGGTTGGACACATCCTGGCAGTGGCAGTACCGTTCGGCGTACTGGCTCTCACTCATGGGATAGTCTTACTGGTGGCGAGCCTGTGATGGATGCGCCAAGGTTCCTGCAGAACGCATCGGAGCTGATGGCGCAGCGTGGCATAGAGCGGGACAACGAGGGTGAGCGCAGTATGGCTCGCTGCGTTGCCTCGTTCAATGCTATGACTGGTCACAATCTTACAACCGAGGATGGCTGGCAGTTCATGGTCTTCCTCAAGTTCGCGAGGATGCAGGGTGGGGCTTTCAAACAGGACGACTATGAGGATGCCGTGGCATATACCGCCCTCATGGCTGAGGAAGCTGTTTCAAAGCAGGAGCCAATCAAGGTGGATACGTGGAAGCTGCAACTCCGCCAGAGTGACCCTTACCCGCCACACGAAACATGAGCAAGAAGAAGGAATACATCATCGACATGAGAGCCGAGCAGTTGCTGGACTACCTTGACCGGAAGTTCCCAGTACGCTGCATCGGCCCGAATGAAACTGAGGTCAGTGCCCACCGGTACGCTGGTGCGCGTGAACTCATTGACAACCTACGTGCTCGCCTAAACCGCGAGAAGGAGAACTATGGAATCACAACTCAAGAGGCGTTATGACAAGCTGGTGTCTGACCGCGACCACTACCTGATACGTGCTCGCGCAGCATCCCGGCTCACCATACCGTCACTGGTTCCCGAAGAAGGTCATAACTCGACCACGGAGTTTGAGACACCGTGGCAGTCCATTGGCTCCCGGGGAACCAACAACCTGGCCTCGAAGATTCAGCTGGCACTGTTCCCGCCGAACTCTCCATTCTTCCGCATGAAGATGAGCGAGGCAATGATGGTGGAACTCGGCGCGCAGAAGGGTGACGTGGAGAAAGACCTCGCGTCCTACGAGCGCATCGTCATGGATGACATCGAGCATACCAAGACACGCTCGAGCCTGTATCAAGCCGGGCGTCACCTGATTGTCGCCGGAAATGCGTTGCTGTTTGATGACCCGAAGACCGGCAAGGTGAAGATGTACCCACTGTCGCGCTACGTGGTCCAGCGTGACGCACAGGGCGAAGTCTACGAGATGATAGCCACTGATCCCGTAAGGTTCGCTGGCCTCGACGAGAAGACGCAGGAAGCTGTGCAGTCTA